ATGATACAATACTATTACATTAAACACAATAACACATGGGGAAAACATGTCTAATCAAACAATCTATCAAGCAATCTTACAGTTTCAACGAAATAGTGGTGCTGTTATTATGTCCGCTGTCAATCCACGTTTCAAATCTAAATACGCATCGCTGACTGACATACAGAAGGCTATCCGCAAACCACTTGCCGATGCTGGACTAGTCATTGTTCACCAACTAGGGGAGAACAACACAATGACATCGTCACTGGTACATGCTGAAACAGGACAGTCTATCTCTAGTACGTACAACTTGATTGTACAGCGCAATGATATGCAAGCACTTGGGTCTGCTATCACCTATGCCAAACGCTATGCTGTGGCTGCACTGCTAGACATTATCACTGACATTGATGATGACGGCAACAAAGCAGTGGACAGTATGCAAGGTAACCGATCACCATCTAAGTACAACGATGACGATGATAAGCCATGGTTCAGTGAGAGAAGCGACAACTGGAATCAAGTTTGCGAATGGGTAAGTCAAGGTAACGACCCAAAGAAACTGCGTGACAAGTACAAGGTGTCCCGTGCTGTCATGTCTAAGCTCGAGGCTTTGGTATGACGTTTCATGAACAACTGAAAAAGATTCTCAAGAGCCACAACAAAACTCAACTTGCATATCACTGTGGGGTTACACGTGACAGTGTAACTAAGTGGTGTTCTGGAAAGACCGAGCCTAACGTGCGCAACCTAGTACGTATGTGCAAATACCTATACGGTGAGAAGTGGGCACTGTTGTATTTAGAACTGTCTGATTTGTTGGCTAGCGATTGACAGACTATTATATTATTATTAATAATAACTGGGGTGTGTATGGTTGTTCACACCCCTTCTTTTGGTGTACTATGACCTTTGCCAATTACTTACGTGCTAAACTTACAAACAATAAGTTAACCTACGCACACGTAGGTAGGCGCACAGGTCTACACCCACAATCTGTTCGTGCTTTCTGTTACGGTGAATACGAACCACGAATGAAAAACCTAATCGCATTGCTTGAAGTGATTGCAGAAGCAGAAAAACGCTGTCCTCGACAAGTCCTCTTTGAATGCCTGTCACACATCGATGAGGTTAACTATGCTGTCAAGCGTTCTAAGAAGTGGCTAAATAAAAAAGAGTCCGACCGCTGACCAAGATCGAACTCCTTTGAAATACTGCATAAGTAATATATGCTTATTCTTCGTCTGTGTCAACTAGTTCTTTTAAGATTTTGTATAACAGTTGTATTAAATCTGCTGCTAACTCTTGCCGCTCATCCTTGGTTAAGCCACCACGGCTATGCGTTACAAGTTTTTTTACAAACAATACTAGGTCTGGTGTTAATGCCAATAGGTCTTTATCCATTACTTTTTCCTTCTCAATGGGGTTACTCGTTTACCACGCCCAACCCTAGACTTTTGTGAAACCTTTGATTGGTATTGTGACTTGCTCATTTCTGAGCGTGTACGTGGTGTCTTACTGCTAACACGTTTCGATGGTCTGCAATAGGGTGTACCTTTTCTTTTGCTTCCACATGGTTTTCCAGACTGGTCCTTCCACTTCTCTTTGTCCCATCGCTTCAGAGCTGCGCCCTTCTTAGTCTTGCGCACAGTGCCCTTCTTCTTGCGGCACTTGGCTATCGCCTGTGATGCACGGGCAGATGGAAACACTTTGTATCTACTTTTAACAGAATGGTAGCAAGAATCTTTTTTTGTCATCGTCTTCTACTCTTCTTACCTACACACTTCCACTTCTTACGTGATAAATTGTTAGGACTGTTTGGGTCATTTCTTTTCTTTGGAGACAATCGCTTTTTGATTCCTGCTGATCTTGCGCAGTAGGCATCTCCCTTCTTTGTCCCTGGCTGTATACGATCCTTTCCAGATTTGCTTTTGCCTGCTTGCCCATAGGAGACTTTTTTTTTCCGACCAGTCTTCTTATTCTTAACAACCTTGACAAATCGCTTACCTTTGGATGGAGAGGCTTTACGTGGCATCGTGTACTCGTATTAATGCTGCTTTTATTTCTGATATGATTGTGCTCAGGTTGGTAATGCTTTGTTCAACCAAGGACATTCTCTTATCAAGGTCTGCCATTTCTTTTAGTATGGTCTCCCTTACAATCTCCTCTTTGTTTTGATAGTCAGAGATAACAGCATCGTACCGCTCTCTCAATGCCTCGATCTTTTCTTCTGCTTTGACTTCTCGTTCGTCAGCTCGTTTCTGTAACTCACGATTTTGTGTATAAAGAAAAATACCAAATGCAATGTTAGCACCACCAGACATCAGCAACTGCACTATTGAATCATCCATAACTATATCCTATCATAAAAAATAGGGTGAGGACAAATGCCCCCACCCATAAACAACTTACAATGAGAAGTACATCACAGTAATTTGGTCACCGCTATTTGGAGCAGCACCAAACGTGATTCTAAGAACGCCGCCAGTACCACCAGTAGCAGACAATGTGTATTGGTCTTGTCCAGATGGTGAACTTTCAACCAATCCCATAGCCAAACCGTTTCGGAAAACGATTGCACCACCAAGCATGGTAGCGTCAGCAGCAGAACCTGCGTCAAACGTAGTGGCAGAACCATCACCAGCAGACAATGTTTCATACGATGCCATGAAGTTTAACTTAGCAGCAGTAACATTTGCATCAGCAATCTTTACTGTTGTTACAGCATTTGATGCCAATCTTGCAGCGTCTACTGAAGCATCGGCAATCTTTGCTGCAGTCACAGCATCGTCAGCAATCTTAACAGTTGTAACTGCATTAGAAGCCAAGCGAGCAGCGTCTACTGCACCGTCAGCAATCGCTGCACTTCCTACTGCATCGTCAGCAATCTTTGCTGCAGTCACAGCATCATCAGCCAACTTTGCTGTTGCTACAGCACCGTCTGCTATTTGAGCACTAGAAATAGTACCCGTCAAACTAGAAGCAGGATAGTTTGTGGCATCTGTAAGATCAAATGCAGGCGTTGCATCCGAGGCACCTAATGCAAGAGTAACGCCACCAAATGAAACGCTTGAGTTAGCGAGTTTTGCATTCGCAATCGAGCCGGCTAATTGTGCATTGGTAATAGTCCCTGAAAGGCTAGACGTTGGGTAGTTAGTAGCATCTGAAAGATCAAATGCAGGCGTTGCATCTGTTCCACCAAGAGATAAAGATACACCACCAAATGAAACGCTAGAGTTTGCAAGTTTAGCGTTAGCAATAGAACCTGCTAACATGGCGTTTGTAATACCAGATGCCTTTACTTGTAGAGCATCTGATGAAACTTCAATAGATGAATCATCTACTTGCACATCAAGACGATTACCAGTCTTGGTTAATGCCGCACCAGCTTCTGTATTTGACTGTCCAGAGAAGATACTGAAGGTCAGATTATTTGTACCAACTACAGCAGCACCTTTGTTTGATGTACAAACAAAACCCAACTCTCCGTTTTCAGATCCTTGCTCAATGAAGAAACTAGCACCTGCAGCATCACTACCAGCAGCCATGTCCGAAGAGCGTGACCATGAACCAGCAGCACAGATATAAATACCATTTTGAGATGCTGTTGATTGATCTTTAACAAGCACACGATCATCGGCAGCCACTGCTACACCATCAATCGTTTGCGTTCCACTTAATGTAATGTTTGCTGTAGTAGCGACCTTACAAGAATCTTTTGGGTCAAGACCTGCGGCAACAGAATCTACATACCCACGGGTTGCAATCCCTTGTGTGTTTGTATCAGAACCAGTGTAACGTAACTGACCTGAGAATGAAAAGTTTGCTGACCCATCCAGTTTGGTTTGGTCAACGGCATTGTTTTTAATTTGCTCTTTGGAGATTTGAACTGCCATGATTGTATCCTATTTTTCTACATAAACAGCGACTAAGTTGTCGCCGCTTTGTGGTGTAAATGATGTTGTAAAGGTTGTGTCCGAAGACTCGGTGACTTCAGCAGATGTCTGTTGTAGTCCATTCCAATATACCTCAATAGTTCCAGACTTGTACGTCGAACTAACTGTAAATGTTGTAGTTGACCCATCACAATCTGATGATATATCTTGCTTCTTCAAGTTTACTGTTGCTGCTGTACTACTACTAAACGGACTGGCTACTGGCATTAGTTACTCCAGGTTACACAACTGTTAGATAATGTACATGTACCTTGGTCTAGTTTGACAAACAGATATATGTCCCCAGTATCAAAGAACTGTTGTAGAGGAAGTCGAAACTCATAAGCAGCAGTACCAGTATTGGTTGTAGTCAAACCAATTGCTAGTTGACCTTCAGTATCTGGATAAAAGGTATAGTCTCCCTGTGGGTCACAACAAGCCCTAAGAGTTAACTTAGGTGTAGACGATACCCCAGACAGGTTTGTAACCCGTACATAAAACCCTTCTATTCTACCAAAGAATCGCTCTGATGCTCCAATCTCGTTACCAATGATTGTTAAATCGTGCTTGTGATATTTAGTCACTTGAAATGTATCGGTTATTCCTGTCACATTCTCTGTAACTGTGCTGCTGTCCTCGGAACGTCTTACGGTAATCATATATTCCCCATGTGATTAACGATAATATAAAAGTATGTAGTTGATATGTCAACGGTTTTCACGTTCTGACGTTCGCTTCTTTTTCAACTCTTGTATCTTTTGTTTGATCAATGCTTCATGGTTTTTTAATACTGATAAATCTTGAAACTCTGGCGAACGCACACCAATAGGAGTAAGCAAGCCTAGTGACACTGCCATTTTTTCATAAACATCTAAAGGTTCGTATGCTGTACCTTCAGCACTAAAGAACATACGATGATAATCTTTTAATGTTGTTTCTGCACCAACTGTACTTAACAAAAACATTAAAGACGTACCAAATGCATTGCGTTTTGCTGTCTTGTCTACCTTATAAGTATATCCATCTACTGAATACATAGAGTTTGGGTTATACTCACCAACCACTTGTTTGCCATGAAAGTATGAAAGCCATTCTTCTGTACTTTTTACATTAGGACTGTATGATGAAATAAGAGCAACCAACGGTGTTGCTGCAAACTCATTGTCAAACAATATCTTTTTTTGTGCTTCTGACAATGAACGACTGAATGTTACTAGTTCTGGTGATACTCTGTCGGTTTGTTTAAATACATCTGGATACTTTGCTAATAGTGTCTTTTTAAGAAGTGGGTGTAGTTGTCGTATTAATAAATCATTTACACTTTTAAAACCTCTACCACCAAACGTTGCACTATACATTTGCGTCATCATGGCTGTTGCTTCCATAACTGGGATAGGAGGAGCAAACAAATAAACGTCCCTATCAGAATATGATTTTACATGACTAACCAGTGCTCTTACATTTGTATAGTTTGGCATTGTTGCGTTGTACGGAAACATACGACCATCATTACCAACTGTTTGTAAACTACCAAGATCGTTGTTTGCTCTCATAAACTTTACAAGAGAAACAAAACGTTGTGGATTTGTAAGTGCTTGCAAAGTTGTGATTAGATTTTGTCTAGTAAAGTTGTAAAATATAGTCATGTTTGCAAGAGATTGCTCAAAACCTAAAAGTCTATTGTAATCAAACAAACCTACTTTAGCCATTTTTACAGCCTCATCTGCACTTTTGCCGCCTTTTATAGCATCAATAGCAACAGCAATTCTAAATGCCATATCAGACGTTATAGGCAAATCTGTAAAAGATTCGATACCTCTAGATAAAAGGTTTTTAGTATTCAGCCCCATAAACTTATTGGCAGGTTGCCTTAACTTTTTAAGAGTATCACGAACCATAGTAACGTCACGTGAAATACTTACGTCTGTTCTAATACCTGCAGCATGAACCATTTGGTACAACTGACCATGTGTATATGATCTACCTGCTGCATCTGTTACGGCTATTTCATAAAACTTTGATTGACCTTTTGTAGCACCCGAAAATACAGTCTGAAACCCTTCTATTATTGCTTGTGGTGGTTTAACCAAGCCTTGTCTACCAGACGAAAATGCTATTTCTGTTCCTAGTTTTATAGCACCTGGGCTGGCAAACACACCCAGGTTTTGAAATATAATTGCTTGTGCTGTTGCAACGTTCATACCCAAAAATCGTGGACGCACAGGTATAAGAGTTGTATATATAATTTGCTTTGAATATGCAAGTGCGTGTTTTGCTACTTTCACCAATTGATCAAATGCATCTGGTTCTACTTGTTTTGCCAGTATTTTAAGGGCATCTTCAACTGATTTAGTACCTCTAGATCTAAATACTGCTTCAAACTCATCAAATCTTTTTTTACCAAAAAATGCTGCTCCATATCTGTTTGACCCAGTAAAGATCTCCTTTAGAAGTGTATCTATTTCGTTTATATCTAATTCGTCACGCATTAAGTCGTTGTTCCTAGCAACAGATTCGCCGTACTTTATAAGTTCGTGTACGGCAGGATCGAATTCATCAAACTTATCACTCTCTGCTTTCATTAAGTTTAATACTTCGTCTAGTTTACTGTTTCTAGTAACAATAATACCATCGTCATCTAGTTGCCTATACAAGTCTATTAACTGTTTATCTGTTGGATTTTCTAACTTAGAGTTAAAGTTAATCTTTTTATTAGCAAGGTTTTTTCTTGCAACATCTCCCGACTGTTTTAATTTTGCTGATTCTTCTTCAAATTTAATTTGTAGTTTTGGTTTTTCTGCTTTGAGTTCTTTTATCTTTTTATTTACTGCCTTTTTACGAGCTTCAAATAAACGCACTGCTTCCTGTCGTTGTGCCTTAGTTGTTCCTTTTGCCTTGGTTATTGCAAACTTAGTTTGTTTTGCGTTTTCTAAAACTTGTTTTGCATTTTTAATAGCGTCATCTACATTCGCATTAGCGTTATTTAACTTTGTTTTTAAATTGGCATTGGCTTGTATTATACGATTTTTAAGTATTGCTGCTTGATCCTTAAAATATTGATCTGCATTTTTAACGATATTACTTCTAAGGTTCTTATTAAGATTGTTGTATGTTGATTGTAAATCAGTACCTTCAACGTCTACTTTTCTACCAAACTGATTAAGTAATTCTTTTGCGTAATTCAACTGGTCTTCATAAGTTGGTTTTTTTGGACCTAGCATATACTTCATAAAGTTTTTCAACAATTGATTATACTCTGGTCTATTAATGTTAATTTTTCTACGCATGCTTGATAGAATAACTTCTGGTAGTTTAGGTAAAACAACATCGACAATAAGTTTGTTTTGCGCTTTATGAATAACTGAATACTCATACATTCTAAGTGCTACTTCTTCTAACTTTTCAACCAAGTTTTTCATTTCAAACTTAATAGTTTTTATTGGTACGTTTGGATCAATATATTTAAGTTCTTTCATTTTCTCTGGATTTAGCAGTAACTTTGCCCATTCGTTTGCTGTAATAATTAACTCATCTGCAACTGTTTGTGGGTTTGCAAGTATTTTATCAACTCTAGATTCAACAAATAGTCGCAATGCTTTTTTACCAGTTGGTGTATACATGTTTTGTGCAATGTTCTTTTTTGGTGTAAAAAAATAATCAATCATTGAATAATTAGGTTTTATTTCAGCAGAGTATACAAACTGTTGTATAAAGAACTCAAGCATGTCTGCTATTTTATTCTTTTGCGCAAGCAAGCCTTCTGGACTTTTTTGTTTTAGTCCTACCGCAAATGCTTGCAAGGCTTCTAATGAGGTTAAATCTTGTTTGGTTACATTATACTTGCTTGGATTTTGCATAACCATTGCTGTATTTTGTCGTACGTTTTCCAAAGCAGTATTAATTTCGTTTGGTAATCTGCGCAGAACCTGCTGCTCTGTAAGCAAAAACGAGGTTTTTGGTATGCTTGATTGCAACGATGGATCTCCTTTACCTATCATTACCTTAAACTTATTTTTTAAACCTTCTACATTTTTTGTTCTTCTATATGCATCTCGCAAACTAACAACTAAAGAATTTTTAGAAACATGACCAAAGGCTTCTGCTAAATTACTTTGTTGCGCTTCATTTAACCGCACTAAGTCTGGTTCTCTAAGACCCATTGCCATCTGTTCAGCAATGTTATCTATACGTACATCAGCAAGTTTATTCCATTGATTAGTCGATATAATACCAAGTTCGTCTATATCTTTTAGCATACGATTTTTAACAGCTTCCATAAGTGGTGCATCTATAATTGTATTTCGCAACACATTAATTTCTTCTGGTTGTAATCCTTTTAACGACACAAATACATCATAGTCATCTTCTGTATTGTTGTAGTAAATCATGAAGTCCCAATCTGCTTCTCTTCTAAATGCACCTCTAAAATAATCCGCTTCAATTTCCATACCTTTTGCAAACTTTACTTGAGAACCATTTTGTATGTTTGCCTTTTTCCAGATTAGTGTTGCTCTGTCTTTTTCAAACACCTTCATAATTTTTTCTTGTTGCTTTGGAGTAACAAAGGTGTTTGGAGTTATACCAAGTATTTTTGGTAACTTACCAATGCCAGGTAGCATGTCTGCCATAGCCATCATGGCTTTTCTATGTCTGTATGACACACCTAGATTTGCAATGTCTTTTTCAGTAAGTTTATGATTTTTACCATGTCTTCTGCGTACTATATCTTCTAATGCACGTACAGCAGTTTTATAGTTTTCATTTTTTGCAACTTGTGGGTTTCTTAAAATGTTTTGTGCTACTTTTTCAAACACCATTCCTGGCTTAAGACTTCTGTACACCTGTTGTAACTCTCGATAGTCTTTCATAGATGGTAAACTGTCTGATTTAACAAATCCTTTCTCTAATGTTTTACGTAATGTTCTTTGATCTACCAATGGGTTGTCATCAATTATCCTAAATATTGATGTTTGTTCCATTGGTGTACCACGTAATCTTTGCGCTATTTCCGCATTTGTTTTATTTGCTTTAGACATATCAACAAATGTTTCATAGGCTTCTAGATTGTGTCGAATTTTTGTAGCTTGCAAATTACGTATGTCTTGAGCACTATCTATTTTACCAATCGTTTGTTGATACGATTTAGGAAGCGATTTATATACAAGGTTACCAATGTGTCTATTGTCTGCAATTTGATACCGAATAGTTTGACGAATAATTTCTTCTGGAATACTTGGTAGTTTATCTAATCCAAGATTTGCTTGCATAAGTTGCTTTTCTAGTTTTACTAACTTTGGTGCAGTAAATACAGCCCTACCAGCATCAAAAATTACATGATCGATTGGATTTTTAAAATCCCCATATAATCCTGTTGCTGCTGTTAAAACTGTTGTTGCTGGATCATAACCTTGAGTTTTTGCAGTATCTATTGCACCCAACATTATACCACCACCACGGGCAACTTGTTCAGCAACACGGCCAAGATGTGAATTGTTTACATTTACATACTGAGGCATAGTTTTGGCTAAATACTCTTGCCGTTCTTTTTCTAATTTACTAATGTCTTCTGGTACGTCAAGAATGCGTGAGCCTAATTCAGCAAAACTTTGCGGTGTGTCAGTGTACAATGACTGAGCAAACGCATCTTGTGGAATCATATCTATACCTAATTCCTGTTGCAAACCACCTGCTGCCTTAGAGATTGGTCGTCCAATATATTCGGCAAATATATCTAAACCATAGTTTGTTGTTGGTGCTAAAAATAAACCGTATCCTACAGAAAATGGAGTAAATAGAAACCTTAACCCTCTTCCAAGGTCAGTTTCTACTGTTCCACCAGTTATAGTATCATCATAAAAAATACCATCATTATCAATAAAGTCCTGTGCATTCTCTAGTACATGCTTTTTTGATTCTGGATCTAAAAACCAATTATCTTTTGTTTTTCCAACATTTTTACGTGCTTGTACTTCTGCTAATCCAGTTATGTTACGGTTCTTTGGCAACATATCATACTCTACACCTTCATCTACAACACCAACACTATCATTACGAAAAGCATCTTCTAAAACCTTATCTGTTGTTATGTAGGTTCCTTTAGGATAGTAAGGAAGATTTTCTTGTAAATACATATACAGTTCTGTTGGTATGTCTCTTGTAAGTCCCTCCACTGTTATTTTCATGTGTGGTACTTGTTGACGTTGTAAAAGTTCAACATTTTGAGTGCGTAACATGTCAATCTGCGCACCTCGTATACCATCAATATATGCCATTTGATTTTCTGTTAAATCTGGCAGCGTACCTTCAATTCTTTGTTTAGCAAAAGTGTCAAGTTCTTTTGATTGTTTGCTGGCAAATGTTGGTAATTTAGAAATGTCTAAGTCAATAGATTGCATTTCATTACTTGTATCTAATGCTTTTTGCAATGCATCTATACGTTTGTGACCTTTACTAATATAGTAATCGTAAGTTGACTCTAGCCCAATTGTATACATTGCTGCTTGATTTGTATCTACACCACGATTTACTAATTCATCTAGATACAATGTTGTAAATGCACGTGGATTAAATGCTTCATCAAACTGTCCACGCAATGTACCTTCACCTTGTGCTAATGGAACAGTGCTTTGTTTTTTAAGCGAATCTAACATTTTTTGCAAATCGCTTTCTGCTGGTAAAATATCTACACCAAATAAAGGAGCACTATCTGGTTGTCTTATAGATTGTGTAACAGGAGCAACATCATCTTCTTCATATGCTCGGTCTAATTTGTTTTTTGCATATCCAACTTCAAAAGACATACCACGCAATCGGGCTATTTCTTCTTGTATTTGCTCTTGAGTATATACTGGATTGCCTTCGCTATCAGTATATCTAGCCATCTCTTGTTCGAGTTCACGCTCCAACTTTGGTTGTTGCCGCATAAGTTCCGATATAGCACGTTGAGCTTCTTCTCTAGTTTGTGGTGGCTTTGCCATGTTTACCTCTCAACGACTAAAGTTTTGTATGCCTTGTAGTTTTCTAGTAGAGTTAACATTTTTATACGCTGGTCTTCTAGCAAACCACCTTTATCAGCGTATGTATTTATTTGTTGTCTTGCATTTTCATAAGCACTTTCAATACTATTTACATCATTAAACAAAGCACCTGTCAGTTGTATAACTAGTTCAGCATCACTAGCAGTTGCACCTTTAACAGTATTAGCAAGTTTTTGTGGTGTAACTTCATTAACCTTTGTTAACTGTTTTGCTGCTTGTTGGATTTGATACTCTTTTAAGTTTAAACGTTTTGCTACAGTTGATTGTACTACGTCTTTAATTTTAAAATACTCTTCTGGATCAGTTTGTTGCAGATATGCATAATCTTTTAACATTTGTAAACCAGCAATTTGTAGATCAGCATTATTTAATATTTTACTTGCTTGATCCATAACTTGTTTTACATCACGAAATGGTGATGGTTTTGGCATTGCTTCTTGTACAATGTTTTGTAATGTTTCTTGTTCAGCCTGTCGCATTTGCTGTAATACACTACGATTTATATCTTGTTGTGATTGTAACGTTGGTGTACTTGGTTGAAATTGAAATGGATCTACTACCTCTGGTGTACTTGGTTGAAATTGAAATGGATCTACTACTTCTGGTCTGCTTGGTTGAAACTCAAAATCTTCACCTTCGCTTGCACTATAAACAAAATCACCTAAGTCTGTTACTGGCTCTGATGCATATCGTTGTGCTGTACCCATAGGTTGCGTATACTTATCTACAGCCGTAGGTTGTTTACTATAAGCCATTTCTGGCTCTGATGCATATCGTTGTGCTGTACCCATAGGTTGCGTATATTTATCCATAGCCGTAGGTTGTTTACTATAAGCCATTTCTGGCTCTGATGCATATCGTTGTGCTGTACCCATAGGTTGCGTATATTTATCCATAGCCTTTTGTAGTACTGTAGGCTGATTACCATAAGCCATTGCTGCCAAGTCTGTAATGCTTATACCAGGATCTTCTTCACCTTCATCTACATCAGATGAACTATAAACAAAATCACCTAAGTCTATTACTGGCTCTTCTTCACTTACAACAGTTTGCTCTGATCTAGGCACTGTTGGTGCAACACTTGGTTGTCTTGCAGTTTGTGTTAAAGGTTCTTCTTCTGCAACTAAATCTAGTATTTCTCTATCTACTGGTCTTACTCTACTTAAATTTTGTTGTACTTGTGGCTCTTGTTTTTGCACTGGTGCTGGTGCTGGTGCTGGTGCAGGTTGTTCTGGTAAACGTTGCGACCCATAACCAAACTTACTACCAAGTATTTGTCTAGTTGTACGTATTTCATCACCTACTGGTATATCTACATCAGTTAGGTTTAGTTGCTGCCGTTCTAAATCTCTTAATCTTTTTTCAAGTCTTTGAATGGCTGGCTCTCTATCGGCTAATGGTGCTGCAACTATTGGATCTTCTTTTGTGTAATATGTTCTAGAACCGCCAGCACCAAAGCCTCGATTTGCACCACGTTGTCGTTTTTCTACATAATCAAAACGACCTTCTAAATTAGCCCCAACAAACTCGTTATAGTTATCTCGTGCATTTTCTGAACGTATAATAGAATCCTTAAACGCTTCAAATTGACTACGACCACCTGCATCTAATTTATCAATAATTTCTGCTTCGATTTTACTTGTTCTACCGCCTTGTCCTGCTTTCCATTTTTGTAAAACAGTTACATCAGCACCTGCATTTTTTGCAGCCTCAAATGCATCTTCAACTTGTCTTTCAGCAAAATCTGCTTGTCGTCGCAATTTGCTTTCAGTATCTATCAAATCGACTTTCATGCCGCTACCGCCACCAACACCAGCACTTGTTGTTCTACGCTGTGCTCTACCACGCAAGTTTTGTTCTTGTGCTAATGTTGCTTGTTGCTTGGCTAAGTCTTCTATTTGCAATTGTTTTAAGTTTTCAATTTGCGCCCGTGTATCGTTTTGTTGATTCAATAAACTTTGACGCATTTGATCAACTACTTGCTGTTGTCGTTGTGCGTTTAACTGTTCAAACTTAATACGTCTGGCTGCTTCTGCATTAGCAATTTTCCACAACTGATACTTTTGTTGTGTTACTAGATTTGCCCATGATTGCCCAGTAGACGTTACCCCAGGTTTTACTTGAGAACCTGTTATAACGTATGTGCCGCCAACTTTTTCAATAGCCATGATTACCTCTGTGCTAATACATCAAACGCCGCTTGAGGACGATTTATTTGTCCCGATCTTAACATATACATATCTTCATTAGTCATTCTAAATGGGGGCATACCTTGCTGTGCTCTTAAAAACTGCTCATAAGATAAACCTGGTTGAACTAAGGGTTGGCGCATTAAATTTTGTCTTTCTACTAGGCTAGGTTGAAACGCAAAATCCTGTGCATTTTGAGATTGCATTACTGGCATAGTACCACCTTGTGGAAACAACCCATCATGAACTATAGGAAATGTTTTTGCTATTTCGTCTGGTGGCAAACCAGTTTGTAGTGATAATGCAGTTGTTCTTTCTTGTGGTGTCATATTTGTACCAAACATTTGTTGTATGGTTAGACCTTGTATATACCCTTCAAGTCCAGATGAAACAGGTGATAACCCTGCTGCTACCATATCTTGTCGTTTTTGATCTACCGCTGCTCTTACATCTTTAAGTTCTTGCTCTTGTTGTGCTTGTCGTTGCAAATCAAGTTGCAATATTTCTTGCGCTATACGTGCTTCAAGGTCTTGTCTGTTCTGTGCTGCTTGTTGTGCCTGTTGCATTTGCAATTGCGGTTGTGCTGTATTTGCAGCAAGTCTACGCATTTCAGCATCTGCTCGTCGTTGGGCTTGTTCCGCACCGCCAGTCAAACGATTTCGCAACATTGTTTCTTCTCGGTCAGTTAAACCTAACATTCCCATTTCTTCTAAACGTTCAAGTTCTTTTAAACGTTTTTTATTTGCTCTTTGTGTTTCAGTAGGTATAAAACTTGGAATAGCATTTATTGCTGATCCAGCAGCACTAGCAGCAGCCATTTTTGCAGCTAAAGGTATTGCTGATGCTCCAATTGTTTTTGCTATAACTGGTGCAGCAAGTGTTGCTGCTGTTGCTAACGCTGGCATAATTCACCTACACATGAAAAGTTTCTATTGTAAAAGATTGACAGTTTATGTTGCCTTTCTCTACCTTAGCATTGACAGCAACTGAGAACTTATAACGTCCTTTATCTAATGTTAACATACGAGTCATCATTATGCTTCTGTGACCACATGCCGTATTCTGTGCTCCAGGATTTAAATATACTCCTACAATGTTATCATCAAACTCCCATACATAAGAACGAGTACCTTCATACTTTGTAATTAGGCCTGCCTTCTCATACTGCAATACAAACTTGTTTTCCCAAATACCATTACCTGGACTACGAGCAACAGTGCTGTTTTGTTGTCCAAATGCTTTTGCATAAAAGGTAATCATAATCTTAGTGTTGTCATTTGTTATTACAACTTCAGCACCAGTATTAGTTAGTGTTTGGTAATCTTCAACTGTAGTGCTCGTTTGATTATCACTTTTAGTGGTTGCCGTGAACCAACTAAACTCCTGTGGTAATCGTAACTTTGATACACCTTGTATAGTCTTAGAAACAAAGTCAGCAGTTTGTACAACAGATACAAACCGAGGGGTAGCAATACTCTCTCCAACAATGGTATCAGTATCCACATCCGTATCTTCGATTTCTTGGTTGACATAAGACCTCAGTTTATTTTCATTTGATGCATGATCAGTTGCTGAAAGCACAGCATTGTTGACATACGTATATGGCTTAGTAAATCCCATTAGTTCTCCACAATAATAACTTGTATGTGATTGTGTTGAATGTCAATCGAATTGTTTGTTAAACCAACACACGCTTGTAGTTCTACTGAATCTATGACATTGCCAGCAGCCAAATAAAACAAACCACTTATTGAAAAGTTTCTATAGTTTAAGTTTAGCGTTGTTGCGGTAGGCTCTGTTGTTATTGCTGCTTTAGTAGTAAAACTATATGTACATTGTGCAACTACTTCTGTAGATGGTGTACCACTACTATTCAATGACATTAACAATCGAAATGCATAAGTATTATTTTGTGTTTGTCCAGCAGTACCATTGCCATCATTGCTATTTAGTGTTGCTTCTGCAACCAATCCAGTCGCATGTACTCTAACAACAGCATGCCCATGCGTTGAATAGTTTGGAGTTACTTTGCTTTTATTTGGTCCTACATTTTCAATAGTAGTAAACGTTGTGCTTGTTGTATTCCAATCTGCTGTTCCATCATAATCAAACGTATATAAACTTGTTATGGAGTTTGATGTACTAAAATGATTGCGTTGTGCCCACTCTGTATCAAGATTGACATCCTCTACATCATCAGTAGCAACACTATCATACACAGCATTTAGTTGTGCTGCTGTTGGTGCTTGACCTTCTCCGAAGTATTGATTTGTTATTCGTCCCATATCTACCTCTTAGTATTGCATGCCCAAATAGAAGCACCGTAAACTTCCATTCGTGATGTAGGATGAGTGCTTACACCAAGAGTGTCTCTAGGATTTGTTGTAATAGTTTGCCATCGTAAATCTAAGCGCACAGGTTGAGAACCAACAAATACCTTATACGGTACAGTTAAATTTTGTAATCGTGGATATACTCTACCAGTTTCTGCAATTAAAACATCGTTGCAAAACAAACCCCATCGTGAATACCAATCATACCCAAATACTTTATCAGACCCAGTACTATCTTCTATTACATCCATACCATGTCTAAAGTTTATATCAAAACAACCATGTACAGTACCACTGCTAGCATCAAACTCTAACACCACATTATTAAATGTTGTATCTATATCTGCTAAGTTATTCCAACCACTAGACCAACTAGAGTTTTGAAGATCCAATGTATGCAAAGGTGTGTGTATATCTGTGCCAGTGTTGCCACCATAAGCCCTCCACCGACGAACAAAATGATAATCTTGTGTTTGTCCAACTACTTTAAATGCATATTTGTTTGTTGTTGTTTGTGATGTATATGCAGATGGTGCTAATTTTAACTTATCAATAGTTCCAACAGGAAAATTTTGCCCATCTAATCTACCATTGTATTCACCAATAACAGCACGAGTATTATCATTAATGCTTTCAGGCTTTACTTGGTCATAATTCTTTTGACCTACTTGTGTAAAAACTTTCATTATTGAACCTTAGTAGACTGGTTTAAAGAAGGTAATGCAACATAATCTGACAGTAAATTAAATGATAACAAGTGCCACTGTTGATTATTAGTTGTTTTTATACCAAACTGAAACTGATCACACAGTTGTGTGTTCACATCATAGCGCAATGTAATAAGCCTGCCTTCTGTTATTTTACTACTGTTAACAGTAAAGGGTACTTTAGTAATGCTTCTATCTTCTGGCCCAAATACTGGGTCTTCATTTATAGTAAAGACTGTTTCTGATTTGGCTTGTTTTTGTGCAGACGTTTGATTTTCCACATACGAATAATCCACACCATAATAAAAGTCAAAGTTATTATCTCCATACGACATTATACGAACTTCAACACTGTAGTATCGAATCTTTACACTATTGTTATCATAAGAATACCATGCGCTTTCCCACATAGCACCTTCATGTGCAGTATCAGATACTGTCATTACAACTAAATCACCATAGGATGTAATGTTAGAACTTTGTCCCCAGTTGTTAGAGGCTGTCATTACTTGCAATGGCGAAAACTTTTTTGTTGTGGCATGCAATGCTGGTGTCCAGTGTGGGTCATTGCCAAGCAAAAAATAACCATTAACAGTGTTTGTCATAGCACTCCAATATGATTTGCTAGAATCCTCTAATGTTGTTCTAAATGACCACATTGGTATTTGTGGTTCTAAATGCAATACAAATCCAAATCCTGGTGTAGTTTCATCATCAGTTGGTACATGTATCCAAACTTCTTTTTCACGATAAGAATATGCTGCAACAGTTTTGTGCATCATTGAATGATTTAATCTTTTAAACTGTTTATCTATAGGCTTGCTTATCTTTTGCATTTGAATAGATGCACCGCCATTTAAACCGCCAGACAGCATCCAGATGCCTTGTTCATTAATAAAGACCACACCTAACTGGGGAATGACTGTAACAGCGTTACTGGCTACTGTACCAAGCGTATTTGTAATAGTACTAATGTTGTAGGAGTTAGAATCAAAACTAATAATGTTAACAGCAGTTTCTCTAAATACAATAAGGTTATTGTAAAAGGCTACCATTTGTGTAATGTCACCGCCAGTTTGATTACCTAAGTCAAAGTATGCTAGTGAACCAAACTGTTCAAAAATACCACTATCAGAGTAGATTATACGACTACCAGCAGCCAACCACAGTCTGTTGTCCCATACTTCACCAAACTTCCAATCTGTAGTAATTGCTGTACTTTCTGTAAAGGTTGGTGCTCTGTCTACCAAAAACTTATCTGGCATTGCATCAATATAAAACCGACTAGAGTTTTCATCTATCTGTGCTACAAAATAATACAACTCACCATTATCATTTATTTCTTTTGTTCGATAAATGCGTCTAGCAACAACACCTTCTTGACCAATAGGTAAATCCAGTGCAACTCCGTACCTATATGCAGGACTGCCAGCAGGTAAAGACCACGTTACACTTTGTGTATCAGACAAAGGCGATTCTGCACCAAGGTCTGTAATCATCGACATTTTATAATTATAGGTCAGTGGTATTTCAATAACATTACCACTACTGTCTAGTTCAAGTGTTCCTAATCCATACTGTGAGTTTTTACCAAACCATACAGCAGCACCACCAGTTAATACTTTACCATCTTGATAATCTGTATCTACATCGTGTGGATTAGCAGATGGTGTTTGTAGTACAAATCCAAAGTCTCTGTACACTTCATCACCACTAAAAAGCAACGCACGATTACGTCCATTAATAATAAGTACATGTTGCCCAAGGTTTATAAATTGCGACCCTATATCGCCAAGTTTTGGTATATATCTATCTTGATCAATAATCACAATGTCAGCATCATATGCGCCACCATTTTTATTACCAAGCATATAATACAGTTTGCCGCCTTGCTCTACAAAAGTATAAATATCTTTAGTGCCTTGTCTTTTCCATTGATAAACAGCATCTACTTTGTTTGCAAAGTACTTGTTAAATATATCACTAGATACAGTAAAACTTGATGGTATTTCCCACCAACTTTCAAAACCAATGTTAGCAACCCACCCATCTTCATCTGCATATCGGCAGTTAAAAACAAAGTTAGCGTCACCTAAGTTTGGTGTAAGTATTTCATTAACACCACCACATGGTACAAATTTACGTAACCTTTGAGGTTTCATGAAAGTCTCCGAAAGGTACTGCCATCAAATACTGCTGGTGCTTGTCCCAGTTGAAACTGACCTCGTTGTATACGCAAGTCTATTTTATCAACATACCGTTTTGCTAGTTGTGCTATTTCCTTCATGTACTTACGTTCATATGTAGTTGCTAAACCTTGTTGTCCAAGTTTAAGATAAATGTCTTCTAAGGCTTTGTAAACAATAAGTTGATGAAACTCATACGGCATGTTTGGCACATCTGTTTTAATACACAATGGTGTAGGCTTTACCATGTACCTCATTACACCTTCACGCACGAAGTCTTCGGGTTGCAGCAGTTGACTTTGAGCATCTTTGATTTGTTCTAAAGAATAGTCATACCCATTTACTCTTGGATATGGACGTATTTGTTGATGTTGTCCATCTATTTCAATATATCGTTGCGCTTTGTTGTTAAACTGTGATGTTTGTTTTATAACAAGTGTTGAGCTTGTATCTTCAACTTCAACAGGTTTCATATAGTCTTGATTATTTGAAGCACTAATAGCATTATTTAATCCATATATTAGTGCAGTCCAACATGGTAATCCTTTACGTTCACCTGTTGTCGGATCAAAGTTTTGATTCCAAAATACAACTTTGCGATGTCCTTCCCACTCATCTGGTATTTGCCAAGTGCTTTTATAACTTTCAGCAAAAATTGGGTCATCATTCCATGATGTAAATGTAAGTGTTAATCCTTTATTATCTGCACCTACTTTATGTATTACTGATTCTGATAACGCACCGACCTTGCCATCTTTTACAAATGCATAGCAGATTTCATAATACGTACTTCCTGTTAAGTTTGCTCCAGCAACTTCTGTATCAGCAATAGTAAGGTTTTCTCCAGGACGAGTTAACTTTGCTGGTGATGGAATATATGCCTCTGCATATCCCATTTCGTAATCAGTTCTAAGGTTAAGTTCTTCTTCTCGCCTAGGTAGTATGGCTGTACTTTTACCATACGGGTTTTGTGTTCCTGTTGCGCTTACATAAGGGTAATCTCTATGACCAAGATACAGCAGCTCTAAACAATCTTTTGGTAAATCGTACCATCTTTTTTTAATTTTCCATGATGTATTTTTAGTGCTGTCAACACCTTCAAAGGCTCGGTCTAGCAATATAGTTGTACCCGATATAACTTTATTTATAATGTATTCTTGATTGTCAATCTCAATAGGTTGACCTTCCCATTGGTCTTTGTAAAAAATAAGCCTATCAATGCTTACATCAAACACTACTTGTCTTTGTGCTTGATTAACTACAGCCAATACTTCTGTTGCTGCTCCAGCATTACCTAGGTCTGTACTTTTTGTAATGTCTACATGAAACCTCAACTCACCTAACTTAGTAGCAAAGTTCCATCGTTTCATTGTCCATATACAATAATAGGCATCATTGATAAGGTCATCAAGTTGATTGTTAAACTGTTGAAGTTCTGGACTGTAATCCGTAATGTTTTTAACTTTTTGTCTTAGTTGCTCTAGATTAGCCATGTTTACCTCAACAAAAAAGGGTGGGTGCAATACCCACCCTTTAGGTTTGTTTCTATATTTAAGATTAGAATTGTTTGATAACAAACACGATAGCAGTTCCACCTGCTTCAGCAGCACCTGCAATAGCAAGAATAGGATCTTCAAAAGTGCCTTGATAGGGTTCAAGAACACCTGCTGTAGTATTGTAAATACTAAGGCTTTCACCTACACCAGTACCTGCTTTTACTTTTGCTTCAGCCATACCACCGATACATACATCAACTGTATCTCCAGCAGCGGCAGCAGCACCAATAGCAATACCGATACCACATCGTTTAGTTTGTGTACCAGTGTCGGCTTTCATTACAAAGATAGCCTTGTCACCGTTATTTGTTTTAGACAAATCCAAAGACAATGCATCACCAACTGCAATTGCTTCTGAGGCAATAAATGTCTCGACTTGTCGTCGGTTCATTGCTTCGATGCCAACTGCAACTGTACCACCAGAAGGAAGTGCGTTGTATTGTGATGTTTCTAAATATTGAATCAAGTTTTGAGTAGCCATGGTAGCCTCCTATTAGTTATAAACTTCACCGTCAACAAGCAAACCTTGAGAACCAAGATGGTCTGCAATCAATTGCATTTTAACATACAATTGAGCAGCACGTGCTGTTGTACCAGAAATATGTTCAAAAGGAGAAACTGCAAAGTCAGCATCTTTGTGCATGCACAACTTAACACCTTCAAAGTTTAGGAGGTAAGCAGAGTAGTTTTTACCGCCACCAACAAATCCCATTTCAAGATCTTGTTCAACAACAGCACCACCAAATGCTAATTGCATACGTCCACCATCAAGAGTTTTCTCGTTGATAAAACGTTCTTGAGCAAACAATGCACGGCGATAGTTAGCCATAGCAGCCTCAGACATAAGCACACAATCAATTTGTCCCATAGGAGCAACTGATCCAGCCTGGATTGAGATTTGTTGCATTAAACGAATACCGTTTGCTTCAAAGTTATCCAATGCATCTTGAAATTGGTTAGTCCAACCATTAACATTGTATGTTGCTTTTGAAATACCACCAACATCATTGTTTTGAGCAGCCTTAGCAGCAGCCTCAATAAATCCACCAGTAACAGCACCATTTAATGTGTTGACACCAGTAAGAATAGTTGAAGAACCAGCAAGCAATTGCTTGTTAAGTTCACGACGCAACATACCCATTACAGAGCGCATACGAGCTTCAACAATTTTTACGATTGCTTTTTCGCCACTGTTTTCAAGTTCTTCTTTTTTGGTGATAACAATAGGAGCAGTAAAGTCGGCCCACTCGTAAATAGCAGGTTGCAATACATCCTTTACAGCCAAGTTAATAGCCTCGTAGCCAGTAGGAAGATTTGTGATTTGTGAGTGTTCAGCGATTGAGAGTGGACGTTGGATTTTAATACCACCATCTTCATACTCAATACCACCAAAACGTTTTGCGTTATCTAAAAACGCAATTTTTTGAAAGAGTTCGTCTACTTCGCCATCACGGATGGAATACAAAGTTGACGACAATAAGTCATTTGAAATAGCCATTGTATTACCTAATTATTTTGTTGTAAAATTTTGTAAACATGTTCCTGATGGAATGTTGTGTGGGTGCTGTTTCCAGTCCAATACTGATAGTGTACCGTTACGCAAACGGTGTGTCAAGTTATTGATTTCTGTATTCACCTATCCATAAGTGTAAATACAGCCCAGGACACTGTGTATTGCCCTTTTCTCTATGTGTAAAAACATCGCTCAAGTCTATGTCTAAGTCTTCTCTTAGAGAATCTAAAAGCAAGCGCAAACTATTTAACTGTTCTTGATTAGGCTTTTCATTATTTGTATTGCCAGTTACACAAACACCAATAGAATTAGCATTGTGTCCACGACAATGTGCGCCACTTGTATTGATATGTCTACCTTCATGAATAGTGCCATCTTCAGTAATTACAAAATGGTATCCAATGTCAGACCATCCGTTCTCAATAGTATGCCATCTATAAATCTGTTTAAATGTAGTAGATACTGAAGACGCAGTATGATGTACAATAACTGAGTCGATGTTGCGTTCAACAGTAGGTGCAGATACACGGCGTTTTAACTTTTCTAACTCAAATGTTTTCATTTTTTACTCTGTTGTGATTTATGATACTGGTACGCTTCCCATGCATTTCTAAATCGAGGTACACCAGATGGACTTACTGCTTTGCCTGTGCTTGTTTTTTTCAGTGCTTTACGCCTTACACTTTTCTGCTTTGCCAATTCTTCACGTTCTTCTTTTGCTTTTGCTGCTTCAACTTTTGCTTTTACAATATAAAAAGCATCTTCAAGTTTAAGTTCTGGACGATCTTGCAGCATTTGCGCAACTGGTAGTCTATATTCATTATCCATTAGTTCTGGATTGTCTGCTTTAAACTGTTGCAGTTGCATACGACGTTGTTCTACTTGTATTTGTTCTTGTGCAGGCTTCATCATTTCTTGCAACATTAAAGATGCTTGACGTTTTATTTCTGCTTGTAGACCAGCCTCTGTATACAAGTCATTAGGTTGTTCACCTTGTTTTTCGAGTTCTGCTTGTGCTTGTTGCAAATATGGATTGTTAACGGCAAGTTGTCGTTGTTGATGCAGTGCATCTCGTTCTGCTGCCAGTTCTCTTCGCATTTCAGCAAGTTCTTGTGTCTTTTTAGTATATGATGAGCGTATATTAGCAACATGTTTACGAACATCCTCTGGTATGTGCTGCATCCATTCATGCAATGGCTTCATACCTTTATGGTTTGCGTCCTCTTCAAACTCTTCATAATCAACAGCAGTAAGTTCCATTAATTCTTCAATGGTTAACAATTCTGGCTCTGCCTCTTCCACAACCTCTTCTTCATTTTCTTCAATGTTTTCAGTAGGTTGTTCACTTTCTTCTTGAACTGTTTCTTCTACTGCTTCTGTTTCTTCTACGTCTTTAACAGTCTCCACACTGGAGGTATTGTCATTCATCGTCATTTCCTTTTGTATGTGCCTTTTTTAGGCATGGTTTTTTTGCGTTTTGCAGTTTTGGCTTTAGCCAATTTTTTACTTTTTGTAACTCTTGCTTTTTTTGCTGCTGCTTTTCCTTTGGCTGTATAAGGAAACTTTTTCCCGTTAACTTTAGGCATTACAATCTCTCCAAAAATAGTGCGTCAATGTTACGAGTGTTTGGCTCATCGTCTAGGTCTTCTGTTTCTTCTTCATCGTTTTGAGCCATTTCTTCGCCCATTTCATCTGGCATTTCTTTTAAATAACGACGAAAATCTTTACTACTAGCAACACTACTAATCTTTCCTGCTACCATATTTAACATAGGATCATTAGTAATCTCTTCGATAGCAAAGCCCATTTCTTCATCTAACATATCTTTATCGATAGCATCTTGTATAGCACCTTCAAACATTGCTAGTACACGAACAAAGTCTGTAGGTAACCGTTGCTCATTGTTTGTAAACTGTGGGTAATCTGGTGTTTGATCAAATAAAGGCAACAAACGATTTGCTGCTTTTACCAGATTGTTTAATGATTTAGCACTAAAGTTTCCTGTTGGAGCCATTTCTTCAAATGCCATCTCATCATCTTGCTCTGCTTGTGCAATTTCAACTTCAAAGCCTGGCATGCCTTTCATCATTTCGTCTTTCATTTTGTACTCCCGAAGGTTTTATCTAGTTTACCCGACAATGCGTCATGCGCAGGAAATGCTTCAACGACTGCCTCTTCTTTTGTTTTACCACTTTTAAGTGCATCTGTGTATACATTTATATGTTTATCTTGTTCCGATACTCTATTTTTTTGCGTTTCTACTGCCTTATCCCAGCGATCTGCAGGCAAATCTGCCTCACAAACAAAGCCTCTATCTTCCATAATCTTTTGTGCAACCTGTGGATTGCTAACATGCTTACCCAATGCCTTGCTAAAATAACCATTGACACCATATGTACCAGTACCATTCCATGTACTATTTTTGCTTGGTGCTCTTAACAAGCGTACTATTTCCCCACCACATCCTTCATCGCTAGTATCAGTACCACAGATTTTTGGTTCTCTGTTTTCGTCAACCATTGCAATACTTACAATCTCTTCATGTATATGACTACACCACAAACAACCATACTGATACAATGGCATTACAACCTACCTTGATTAATAGCATTTGCAAACTGTTGGCTTGGTAGATTACCCTGCGCATCTATTTCACCAGCCTGTGTTTGCACACCTTCAGCAGTAGGCATTTGCTGACCCATCTGTTGAGCTTGCTCCATGGCTTCTTTAAAACTGTCTGGCATTTCAAACAAGCGTATAAGTTCATCTTTAATAGTCGCTGGATTAACACCAAGTTGCAACAATACTGGCAGCAACTGTACAATGTTATTTCTTTTCAATGCTTGTGATAGTGGTGTACTACTTTGGTCTAATGCAACAATCTTAAACTTGGCTTCTAAATCAATCGTGCTTATAATTTTTGGTTTACCATCAACATCAATAACTGCCGCATCTCCTTCTTCAGACATAAGAGAAACAATACGCAAATACGTTTCTGCAATCAGTTCAATAGTATTATCACGCTCACGGGCTAGTTTACCAATCTCGGATGCAGAGTATTGTGCTAATGCCGCAACCTCTGTTGCTGTTGCCTTAGTCGCTTCACCTCTACTAAAAGGGGCTAAGATACTCCCTCGGTTAATATCGTTTTCAATGAAACCTAAATACCTATCGAAATTACCAGATAAAGGTTCAACCCCTACTTGTTGTATTACACCTTGCAACACTGGTTCATCAACTGCTATCATTGCACCATCAACACCAGCAGTAATCTTAGCCAAAGCCTCTTCATCTAACGAACCCTCTTTGTACAGGTATTGTCTGCTGTCACGACGCACAGCATTTGCCCAATAGGTTCGTAAAATGTTTTTCTCATAAAACTGATCGTATACCCTACTAACAGCACTAAGACCACACATTGGTTTCTCTGGCTTTCGAGCATAGTACAATGGGCATATAGGTGACATAGGTTTATCATCATACGACCGTATAGGTATCTCTGTTTTCTCCAGTATACCTTCACCTTCTTTGTAGTTTGGTGACCAAAAATACAATTGGTCATACAACATATCATAAAACTCTACTATTTGAATATATAAATAGTCATCTGGCAGATCTTCTGTTACGCCACTGTATCGCCCTGAAGGAGTAAAGAACTCCACCTTAGGAATAGCAGTGTATGATTTATTACCAAACTTTTCCTTTGCCTCTGGAATACTAAGGTAATACGTATGGGCTACAAATCGTTGTTCGTCGAATGAACTAGCATCCATATCGACGATAACTTCCCAACAAGGCAGAGCACGGATACTTACCTTTTCCAACAAATCCGTGCTCTCGGTTGGGGAAAGTTTTAAAAAACTACTAGGATATATCAACGCTAAACGACTAGCAATCTCTAGTTGCTCACGCTTATCAAACAAAAAACGATTTATAATGGCTTCTGCCATTTCTGGATTTGCACTGAGATTTGATGTATCTTTACCAACAACAACAGCAGGATTCCTACTAAACAGCGATGCAATAAATCCTTCAACATAACTAAAACAATCCGCTGTCTCTACACGTATCATCGTGTCTTCCATATACTCGTTTTGCCAAAAACGATTCTCGTATACATCTCGGTAACGCTTAAGTTCAGATTTCATCTGATCATAAAAGTGATTGTGCTCATCAAGCACTGTGCGTATCAAATGTACAATGTCTGCCTTAGTTCTCATCATGAGCCTCTTCTAAAGTTTCTATGTATATACTATACCACCATTCACCCTTCTGATAACGTTTACTAGCACTTAACACCACTATTTGACTATCATCGTCGTATACTACACCATTTAATGCATCACATATAGAACCAAAACAGTTCTGTAAATCCCTCTTGCGCTTATCACCAAACACTACATCCAAATGCAATCGTACTGGTTTATCTGTAACACCTATATTGTGCGCTTTCATATTGCATACTGCTGCTGTTGCCAATGATGCCTCAAACTCTTTTACTTGCTTTGGCTTAACTAAACGCCTACCGCATATCATCATTCTATTCTTTTTACTTGGTATCTTACCAACAACATTAATCGTAAACTTCATTAGTACCTTCTATGCAAATGAGGACTTACACCACTAGTCTTTATCGCCTTGTCTGCTTTACGACTTATAATCCAATCTGGTAAAAATGCACTCTGCTTTATCTTAACACTATTTAAACACCAATATGCTAACGCCATCGCCATTGCACTATCACAGTGTGTATCCATGTCATCACCAAACTTAAGTACTCCTTTCTCATCTACTGTTATACTTCTTAGTTCTGTTGCTGTAATGTTGTCTATCATGCAGATACTACCTGTCTGTATTCCTTTACGTAAGTTCTCAAATACCAATGGCTTTGTCTTTGCTGTTGTTAAAAAGTCTTTGCCTGTATGACTGTCTTTCCATAACTTGTAGAATCCTTGGTACATTAACTCCTGTATTGTTGCTAATCCATAGTTGTTACTCTCTACCAACACTAATGCATTGTTGTATGTTGCACTCATGTCGTATATGTAATCTGCCAATGCTACAGGACTTACTGTATTGCTTCTGTATATACACACTGGTTGTAATGTATTTCTGCTTACACAAAATACTACTGCATAATCTCTACCAACACCACCACTAACATCTACTCCTATTGCATAGGTTTCATCTGCTGTTGGCTCTGCAAATGTTGTCCACTCTGTAGGACTAACTTGTATTATCTCCATCATGTCAAAGTCTTCTGCTGTAAAGTATGTATTGCCACTAATACGATATGCTTCATCTAATGTTAACGGATACTCACGTACAAACTTTGTCCAGCCTAACTTACTTATCTTCTCTCTTCTCCAGGCTAACTGTCCTAGTGTTAATCCATAACGTTGCTGTAGTTCCTTCTCTGTATCTGTTAGTACTAATGCAATGTCTTCCATACTGTACTCTGCATGCTTGTACCATGGGAAGAACAAGTAGTTCCAATGTGCTTCACCTATCTGATGTTTATGTATCTCTTGCCATAGTGCATCGTTGTAATAGTTTGCTGTAGACTCTATGACTAACTGTCCATCGTTCAATGCTGAGATTGCAGTAGCCTTTAGTTCTTCTGGATTCTCTGCGAATGCATACTCTGATATGTGTAGCATACTACAAGTATATGAACGTAATCCTCCTGCCTGCGTTGCAGCAGCAGCAACAATACGACCACCACCTTCAAAGGCTAACTCTGTTGTATTGTCTATGGCTAATGGACGCCTAAGTCCACGTGGCAAGTATTGATAGAATCGCTTGTGTATGTGTAGTAGATGCTTAGATGATGCAATCTTGTACGACAGTATGACACATGTAAGTGGTGTGCTAGCAGTGTATGCTTTCCAGAACATGTAGGCGCATACGACTGTAGAAGAACCAATCTGTCGAGGCTTGAGTATAAGTGTATCGTCGCCTTGTTCTAGTCCGTTGATAATCTCTATCTGTTCTGCATTGAGTGTAAGTGGTACAACCTTACCAGACTTATCTACAATCATAAGACGAGAGATGAACTGGAATGGATCACTGAATATATGGGCTAGTGTTGACATACATAATCCGTGTAGGGGGTCCCCCTAACGGGGGGAACCCAAAGGTCATAGGTGTTGCGATTTTCCAAAAGTATAGAGCATTATACTTTAATTAATTTAACTATTGCCTTTTGTTTGTATTACTTACTTTTAACTATTATTACTATTGTTATTATTTATCTTTAACTATTATTATTAATCTTGGGGTTCCCATTGGTCATAGGGGAGAACCATTGTTGCAACTCTAACATAGTAGATTCATCACTATTACCATTTGGCTTAACTATCTCCCTTGTATGTAATAGGGTCACTATTTGGTTTAAGTTGTGCCCCGTGAACGTCCTATCCTGACTATCTTGATATGTCTCCTCATGGGATAGAGTTATATAGGCCCAAAGAAGAGACGTTATATCTCTTTCTTTTATGGCCCTACTGATCTGAGTTTTTGCGGTGCATAGACGTTTGGCTGTACTTCCTTTTGGTCTACCTCGTTTGATAGTCATGTATTCATCCCTCTATATAGTGTTATTTATACATATATTGTAACCTATAGAAATGTATTTTATAATCTAGTGAATAGTGAAAAATGCACTTGCACCATATGAATTACAAGATGAATTAAAAAAATATTTAAATGTAATTACATTGCTAATATGTCGATAGTACCGGAATAGTGTTGCTGTTGGTGTATAAATATCTCAATCTTTTTTCATTTATTTTTAACTTAATACTTGACTATTCATTTCTAACATGGCATACTATAAACATGGATGGAAACAAAACATTCATAACTGACCAACAAAACAACCAAACCAGGATACTGCAATGACTACTTTCTTTGATAAAATAGAATTCATCATCATGACAGTGCTTAGTATTATGTCCATATCTGTAATGATCGCTTTCTATACTATCCACTCACATAACCACAATAAAATAGTAAACCGTATCGAACAAAGAAAATAACTGACCAACAACCAACCACAGGAAATGCTGCCATGACAAAAGATTATACATACAATGGACACAAAAACTATTCATGTTGGAATGTGTCACTATACATTGACAATGAGTACGAACTATACAAAGCACTTCAAGGACTACTCAACGAAAGGCTATGGACGGGTGGCTACAAGTACACCAAGGACCACATAGCCGAAATATTCCAACCATTTATGGTTAAATACTTGGCAACATGTCGCGCTTATTCACCTTGCAAGTTTGATGTGGGATACACACCTGACAACGTCAAGATAACAGTGCACCGCATCCGTCAACATCTAGTAGGTATCGAGCGCGGTAACTACTAATCAACCAAACAACCAACACATGGGGGTAGTCCGTCTACCTCCAAGGAGACCACTATGACCTTTCCAAAGTACGACATTGGATCCTATCCCTTATTTTATATCGCTGACTACGAGTGTTTATGTGCGGACTGTTGCACTCAACTATTAGAAAACGGTGACGAACGATTGACACCTATCGATGGGTCGGATGCAGACTATAACGAAGAACTATCCAGATGTATCAACTATGAGGATGCACACCTTTATTGTGACGAATGCGGCGACAGGATCGAGTCTGCATACAATGAACACGAACACGAACACGACAACGACTAACAACCAACACAGGACAACATCATGACTATACAATACGATACACTATCAACTGCCTTTCCTGACTGTACAATAACAACCTATATAGATTGGGCAACAGTCCACCGAATACATCTAGACTCAACCAATATAGTTTGGATATGTACGGACCACAGTTACACGGCTGTATCCGGTCGAGACTGGGATGACTATGGAGATCCAAGGCCATGCAATCTTAGTACCACATGGTTCAATATGGACTATACCGACGACAAACAACTAACCATCGATGTCATACGACACATAACAAAACTATTAAACCAACAAACAAGAGGATAACACCATGCCATCTAACAAACTATGGTCAGCACTGACCCACTATAACGATCTTATTATCAAATATAAACGTAAATATAAAACATACAACATACAATCATGCAACCAGCGCATATCTCCTACCATGCAGTTTCTCATGCTAGTCTGCACTCACTCATCGGACCCGACAATACATCATGCAATAACCATTGAACTGCACAGAAAACAGATCCATGATGGTCCACATAGTTGGTATGACTACAGAGTACTAGCTAGGCAGTCCGACTTTATCCCCGACGTTCACAATACCGAATGGAAAACATTAGAGGAGATAATCATAGGAGGTGACGAATGATCTATCTATTGAAAACATGGGCGTTAAATACAATCGCTATCCTATTTGTATTTATATCCTGTTCATTTCCACTACTAATAACTTACGCACTCATTGCCGTGTTGCTCGGCTACTAACAACCAACGGAGAACCCATGCGAACCATTACAACGCAGAACATGACCACATTTATTGGACTTATCTACGATCTAACAAAGATAGGTGTCGTATTCGAAGCAGATGCAGACATACTCACCATCACTGTAACACACGCCATTCATTAACAACCACAGGAGACTATCATGTCCAACTATCCAGACGACTACAACTCACACAATCAATACTGTATTAGACACAACCTATCCTATCATCCAGTGGACGGTTGCCCAGCTTGCGAGGAGGAACCTGCTATGCTTAAACACACCATACCCGAAGCCAAAGAGGCACTAGAACAAATAATCAAAGTCAGAGAATCATATGAACACCGGATCAGTGTTGTTGAGGATTTGATTTCTGACCTGCAACGAGAACTAGAGACGTTGCACTATAACCATCAGATAGTAGAGTCAATGGAGCGATCTATCGATTACGACATTGATTGCGTACTCAATGATGAGCCACCCGATGGTCACCACATTAACGAGATGTACGATGACGAGTTCTATATGCCATCCATGTGTCCATGTGACTGTCCAACATGCAGAACCGAAGCCATTCTCAAAAAGTACGAGAAGTACGAGGAGCAGTAAGTCATGATTAAACTAACTTTGAAATACGGCAAACGTCCCATCGTGCTGCAGAATATACATGTTGCATATCCATGTAGGGATGGTGGGACAACTGTGGTTTACCACGGTGTATCCTATGATGTGATAGAGGACTTTCAGACAGTCTCAGAAGTTTGGCACGATTCTTGCTATACTAGTAATACTGTTGTTGTTGGTAATAACAATATAAACAACAACAATAATAATACTATTAAAAAGACAGCCAACAAACGACAATGGTTTACGTATGAAGGCAATGAGGTAGACTTAGATCCTGCCACAGACCAACGCATGATCCAAACATTCCTCACAGATGAATCATTACGGGACGTTGTACGGGTCTACATGGAACGTTTCAAGGCATCGCAGGGTCAATACCCTACCATGATTCCAAAACAGGATGTAGGTGTATTTGCGAGGATATGTAAGCAACGCATGTATGGGGAGGCAATACAAATCATTGAATGGTTATTTGACAGTGACCACCCACGGGCAACATGGCTACGTAACAAAGGCACTATCAATGCCGCAGTGGTCCTACGCTCACAGTCATTTGCTGAATACCTGTCCTATGCACAGATGAAACCAACCACCAAACAAACAACCAAACCAATACGCCGTACCCGTCAATACGATGAGAACGGCAACAGAATCTAAGGAGAACAACATGGCTTACATATCAGTGATTAAAAACATTGCCATAACCAAATGGCAGACCATCACCCTTGAACAGGAGTATGAAGTTATGCACCACCGAATGGAGACAATACGACAGGCTGACCTTGATGACATAAAAGATGCTGTGTACAAATCATCTAACCATCCGTACTCTAGTCTAGGACAGATGGTAAAAGAAGCGTTGGGAGAAAGGATTCTATGTTTCGAGGTTATTGATGTACGGCTAGACAACCCCCGTCGTTCAAGGATTGCACCACACCTATCGCTTGTGAATGTAACAATAGATTTAAAAGTAAAAACACGAACGGAACTATAGGAGAACAACATGGCTACAGATCAATGTATAGATGAAACACTACAGGTAATCAGTGCAGTGTTCAATAAGAATGCACAATGGAGGGACACCGTGTACCACATCTGGTGGAAAACATTCCTACCTGTGGTAGACAGAGACCTAGAAACAGCACTGGATGCGTTCTGCACCAAACAATACGAGTACAAACCAAACAACCTGTTGGCTGACTTCAAGGCTGAGGTTGAAAAGCACATAAAACTATCCGGCGGTACAGGACTATCTCGCAATGAGTATGTATTGTGCGAGGACTGCATACAGTTGAACGGGATGCGTGAGGTTGTGGCTACATACATGGTACTGGAAACTGGGGAATACAAAACAAAGAAGGATTGGAAGTTGGCATGCACCTGCAAAGGGGCAATGGAAATGCATCCTAACTCAGCGACATTCACAGAGATTGAAGACAGGATGAAACAGGACAGACGAATCCATTTGAAAAACTTTCACTTTACACATCGTGGAATGCCAGTCATGCGACAACAATACAGAGAACCAGAGCGTTGGGCACATAACCAACGTCACTTTTCCGAGGACAACATGTACATGAAAATGGTTGAACTCTATAAGAAACAAGCACAAATGCAGGAGGTAAAAGAAAATACACCAAAGAGCATATTTTGATATGCATAATACAAACAAATATGATACAATACTATTACATTAAACACAATAACACATGGGGAAAACATGTCTAATCAAACAATCTATCAAGCAATCTTACAGTTTCAACGAAATAGTGAT